CCGGCGCGAGTGCCGGAAGGCGGCCTGCTCACCGCTTCCGACTACGTTGCTCAGCAGTTGATTGTGCGCGGCCTTGCTGTACCTGCCGATCTGTTGCAGCCTGATCGGGCCAGCAGGGCCGCGCAGCAACAGCGCGACTTGGAGCGGGAATTTATTGCGGCGGCAGAGGCCATCGCGGAGGCCCATGTGCGCAAGCGAAGGCGGCGATAATGGCGACGGTCATCGAGGTCATTCCGCCGGCGTCCGAGCTCGTGTCGATCGAGGATGCTCGCGCGCAATGCCGCATTCCGCAGGTCGCCGATGCGGATGCCGAGGTCGACGCTCTGCTGGAGCGATATATCCGCGCCGCCCGGCAATACGTTGAGTGGCGCACCGGGCGGACACTGCTGCGCACACGATTAAAGGCGATCTTCGACGGCTGGCCGGACGGTGTTCGGTTGACTCTACCGAGGGCGACGCCGCTGTCCGACGTCATCAGCGCCACCTGGTATGGCGCTGATGGCAGCGGGCACTCGTTCCTGGACATCGTGTCTGCCGATGCCGATGCATTGCCTGGCGCATTGGTGTTGCGCTCCGGTGAGGCTTGGCCTGGCGACCCGCTGCGCGGTTTCTCACCTATCGTCGTGATCTACGACGCCGGCTTGGACGCCGACGTGTCGCCGGAGCCGGGCATCTTCGACGCCGCGCGGCATGCGATTCTGCTGCTGGTGGCGGCGATGTACGAGAATCGTGAGGCCGAAACGGTCACAAATCTTGCAACCGTGGAGGGGACGGCTTTCCGATACGGACTTGAGTCATTTCTGTCGTTGATGAGCATCGAGCATGCAATACGGTGATTTCTGGTCGGCAGTCGCGACGTCGGCCACGGTAGCGTCGCTGGTCGGAGCGGCGGTGGGCACATACGTCCGGCTTACTGTGCGCAGCGCCCTGGCCGAGTTCCGCGCACAGCTAGTCGAAGATCTGAACGGGCGCTACTACTCGAGGCGCGAGGCGGATCGTGCGATTGACGACATCTGCCGACGTCTCGAGAAATTGGAGAAATTCGATGGCAAGCGCTGACAGGAGGCAGTCATGAAGCGCGTTGTCGAGGCGATCGGAAAGTTTTTCCGCTGGCTGTTCGGCGGCGATGCAGCCGAAGCCTACACGCGCGCCGTTGAGCGCGCGGCGCCGTATCTGGAGGCTGCATGGGAGTTAGTCCAGGTAGTGGCCCGCGCTGCGCCTAACCGTACGTTCGATGAGATCGTGCAGTTGTGTGCGAAATACGGCGTGCCCGTGCTGTGGCGATCGGAGGCGCCGTGGGACGCACTGCGGCAGTTCGCCTTCAACGTACTGCGCAGCCGTTTCCCCAATGCGAGTAAAGCCGCGCTCAATCTCGCCGTGGAGCTGGCGGTGAACCGCCTCAAGGTGCAGTAATGCTGGTGACACTTGCTCTGCTGACTCGGGGCCGTAGCGTGATGGCTGAGACGGCGCTTTCATGCGCCCTCGCTCAGACATACCGCGAGATCGAGATCCTTGTGCTCGATGACCTCGATGCGCCCGCATTTGGATCGCCACCAACAGGAGTGCGGTATGTGCCCTGCCGGCGCATGACGATCGGAGAGAAACGGAACTACGCGGCAGCCATTGCACGCGGCGAAGTTATTGCGCACTGGGACTCGGACGACTGGTCGCATCCGGGCCGCATCGAGCACCAATTGGCGCTGATGCGGCAAACTGGAGCGCCGGTCGTTGGCTACAACGAGGTCGCCATGCTCGATCCAGAGCGGCGCATGGCATGGATTTACCGGGCACCGTCGCACTATGCCGTCGGCTCATCGCTCATGTACGTGAAATCTTGGTGGCGAGAGCATCGCTTCCCGCCGGCTATGGTGGGCGAGGACAACTCGTTTGTCATGGCGGCCAGGCGAGTGATAGCGACTCAGAGTGGCATCGGATACCTCACGTGCCGCGTGCACTCTGGGAATACAAGCCGAAAGGTCATTGATGCGCGGTGGGAGCAGATCTCATGGCCCTTACGGTGATCATCCCGTCGCGTCGGTCTGCAAATCTGCTGGCGTGTTTGGCTGCCATACGCGCGCACGACCCCGACTGCGGTCGAATCCTCGTGGTCGATGATGGAGCGCGCGAGGGAGTTGAGCGGCGACGCCTCGACCTTGGCGTCGAGTGGATCGAGGCCGGCGACAGACCATTCGTCTTCGCGCGCGCAGTCAACCGTGGAATCTTAGCCGCCGGCGATGATGACGTGATTTTGCTGAATGATGACGCGGAATTGCTGACTCCGCGAGGCTTCACGCAACTGGGGGCTCGAGCAAGTGAGGAGGGATGGTGGGTGCTCGCTGCCGGCGTGCGCGGAGACGTGGGGAACCGTGCCCAGGCGTGGCGAGGACGTCGCGACCCAATTGAGCTCGAGCAGGTGTGCTTCATCTGCGCGTTCATCGCGCGCGATGCAATTCGCTGTGTCGGGCTGCTTGACGAAAGATTTGTTGCCTATGGGTTTGATGATGATGACTACTGCCGGCGGGTACGCATGGCCGGCGGACGCGTCGGAGTGTGGGACGGCTGCGTAGTACGCCACGGGCATCTGCCGCACACATACTCGCGGACGCGAGATCAATTCATGCTCGCACAACGGCTATTCCGTGACAAGTGGGAAAGGGAGATGGCAAATGCCTGCGCAAAGGCTCAGTGCCAATAAAGCAGCGGCGCAGGAACGCGCCTGCTGGATGCGGAAACTGGCGCGCTTGCGCCGGCGCGTTGAGGCGGGCGAGATAGCTGCAGCCGATGCGCTGCGGTATCTCGCAGAGTGGGGACGCGAAAGAGCGCAACGGACAGCGGCACGGCCAGGCGGACTGGGGCGTCGATGAGATTGATCGGTCTGATGCGCGTTCGCAACGAAGCGCGCTGGATAGAGCGCACTGCCGGCGCGCTCGTGCGCGAGTGCGATGCGGTGGTGGTGCTGGATGATCACTCGGATGATGGTACGCCGGAGATCGCTCGTGCCGCGGGCGCGATTGTGCTGCCGTCGCCATTCCGCGGCATCGATGAGGCGCGCGATAAGGACCACCTGCTAAGAGAGGCCGAACGCGTCATTACTGAGCGCGGCGGCGGGGAATGGTGGGCAGTAATGATGGACGGTGATGAGGAGCTCGAGCATGGCGGCGGCGAGATCATTCGCGCCGCGGTAGAGAGCGGCCGCGCGACTGCCTACACCGTGCAGATCATGTATCTCTGGAACGATGCCGAAACTCTGCGCGTGGACGGAATTTACGGGCGGTTTCACCGGCCATCGGTGTTCCGCATGCGCGAGGGATTGCGCTTCCGCCGCACCGGCCGGCCTGGCAATCTGCACTGCGGCAGCGTTCCGCTTGAGGCCATCGCGCGCATCCGCCCGTCCGGTGCGCGTGCATGGCACTACGGCTACATGCTGCGCGAGGACCGCTTGCGCAAGTGGCAGTATTACACGCGGTTCGATCCGCGCAACTATGCGGAGGACTGCTACCGCCATATCGTGCAGGGCGACGTCCCCGACGTGCCCGCGGACGCGAAACTAAAGCACGCCGGGCCGCTGCGGCTGGTGCGCTTGTCAGAGGTACAGAATGCGAGCGGGTCGGCTGCGTAGCTTCATCGTCATCGAGCGACCGGCATACGGGCCACAGAATGCAGCCGGCGAACCCGAGGTGACATGGCAACTGTTCGCGCGCGGCTGGGCCGCACAGGAGGCGCCGACATCACGCGCGATGGCGGCTGCAGCCCAGCGCTGGGCCGACGTGCGCATGGTGGTGCGAATGCGCTACGTGGACGGCATCGAGCCAGGGATGCGCGCCACGATTGGTGATCGTCGCTACCTGATTGCCGACGCGACTGACCCGGACGGGTATCGCCGCGAGGTGCTCATCACGCTGAGGGACTTGCGATGACTGCCACGGAGTGGGTGCAAAGCGCGTTGACCGGCCATGCGCCGCTGACTGCGGTTGTGCCATCCGGCCGAATTCGTGCCGCCGGCCCGTGGCGTGCGATGGAGCCGCCCTACATCGTGCATCGGCCGGTGGCTGACGAGTACATTGCCACGCACCAGGGCCACGCGTCGCCGATCGCGCGCTTTTACCAGATCTCAGTATTCGCGCGCAGCATATCGGAGGCACTCGAGGTCGCGCGGCTGGTGGCCGCCGCGCTGGCAGCCGGTGCCGCCGGCGGTTCTGCAATTCTCGGCGGGATGCGGTACATCCCGGAGGAGCAGATGCTCGAGCGCGATGTTGAGCCGCTCGTGCATCTGGCCATTGATGCAACGATCCAAGCGCAGTGAACGATGATCACGACGACGATATACGGCATCGGCAAGCTGCGTAACGTGTTCCTCGAGATGCCGGCGAAGTTGACATCGCCAGAGGCGATGGACTTGTACAAGCGCGCCGGCAAAATCGTGCGCGACCGTGCGCGCGAGCTGTGCCCGTACGATCCGAAGCGCAAGCGCGGGGTGCATCTGCGCGATGCGATATTCGTTGATGCTCGCTATCGCGGCAAGCCATCCGTCCTCGTGGGCGTGAACTACCGGCTCGCTCCGCATGCGCACCTGGTCGAGTATGGCACGGTCCGCTGGGCCGGCAAACCGTTCGTCCGCCCCGCCGTGGCGCAAACCGCTCGCACCGTGCGCGCGATGTTGCGCCAGGGTATTGCTGAAATCATCGCAAAGCAAACCATGAAAGGAGGTATCGCAGAATGACTGGAGGAGTTCTTGCGAACGGAACGAAGGTCGCTTACTCTCTGACGTCTCCCGTGAGTTGGGTCAAGATCACTCAGCTGCTCACGGCAAATCTGGATTACGACGCCGCCGAGGTCGATGTGACCACCCATGGCGACTTGAGGCGCAAGTCCATTCCAGGACTTCCGAGCGCACCGCGCTTGACAATTCGCGCTCTGGCCGATCTGGATCCGACATCGACGCCATGGGTCGATGACCTGTTCGACCTCGAGGAGTCGAAAGCCGACGCATGGTGGCGTGTCGAGTACCCGACCAAGCGTGATGGCACGCAATTCCGCGGCCGTGAGTTTCAGGGCCGGGTGCTGAAGTGCAACCCGCTGTCTGGCGACCCGAACGACCGCCTCGAGCTTGAAATCATCGTGACGGTCACCAGTGACATGCACTGGGACGTGACCGCCGGTCCGTCCGAGATTTCGTGAGGAGGTAGGCGATGATCGAGTTGCATGCGATTGATGCTGTGCCAGTTCGCCTGCCTGACGGGCGCACTTTGCACTTTCGCACGACGTGGGCATCCATCCGCAGAGCATCGCAGGCGCTCGGCGTGTCTGCCACCGAGCTGCTCAGCAGCGAGCCGCTGGACATCGATGCAGCCATACGTCTGATCTACGAGTCGATGCAAGAGCGCGACCAGATCAGCTTCGAGGAGTTCTGCGAGATCGTCACGGCGGCGAATCTGGACGAACTGGCCAGACTCGCGAAACTGCTCTCCGGTAGAGACGAGCAGGGAAACGGATCGAGCGCGAGTGGCTGACCCTCTGGGCGGTTGCGCGCGTGGATCTCGGGCTCAGCAATGACGAGTTCTGGGATATGACGCCGATCGAATTTCACGCGCTCGTCGAGAGGCTCCGCTCGCGCATACCGATGTCCGATGATGAGCGCCGGCGCGTGATCGCACAGTTCCGAGAGCGTCGTGCCGCGATGCGGAGGTAGCTCGTGCCACTGTCCGACCTGGTCATCCGAGTTGGCGCAGACATTGAGAACTTCAAGGCCGGCATGGCAGCAGTGTCTGCCGAGCTCGGAAGGATCGAGTCAGCGGCCAACAGACTCACCGCCGGCATGCGGCGATTCGGTGAGTCGCTCTCGTCCGTCGGGGCGACCCTGTCCGTAGGCATCACAGCGCCACTGTCGGCGTTCGCGCTCGCATCCGGCAAGGCAGCGGCCGACCTCGATGCGCTCAGACGCGGGCTCCAGGCTGTGGCGGGCAGCGCATCGGAGGCAGCAAAACAACTCGCAGTGGCAGCCGAGCTCGCGAAACTGCCTGGCCTCGGCTTTCGCGAGGCCGTGCAGGCCCTCATCCAGCTGCAGGCCGGCGGCTTCCAGTTCCAAGAATCTGCGCGCATCATCCGCGAGTTCGGAAATGCCCTGGCGCTGGTAGGGCGCGGGCGCGAAGACTTGAACGAGGTCATCCGCCAACTCACGCAGCTCGCTGCTCGAGGCAAAGTCACAGCGGACAACCTCAAACCCATCATCGAGCGCGTTCCGCAGGTCGCACAGATCATCCGCAAAGAATTCGGCACGCTCGACACTGAAGTGCTGCAAAAAATGGGAGTCTCTGCGCAGCGCTTCATCGACGTGCTGGTGCGCGGACTCAGCGACCTACCACGTGTCACTGGCGGCATCCGCAATGATTTCGAAAACCTTCGCGATGCGATGGAGCGCTCGCTCGCACGCGTCGGCGAAGTGATGATGCCACTGTTCCGCTCGCTCCTCCAGGCTGCTGAATATCTGGTTGAGCATCTGCGTGGTGTAGCAGAGGCATTCTCCAGCCTGCCTGTAGGCGTGCAAGCAGCCGTACTTGCACTTGGTGCATTTTCCGCGGCGATCGGCCCCATCGCGTTTGGCATCGGCCAAACCATCACCGCGATTGCGCAACTGACGAAAGCAGCCACCAGCATTTATGGCGCGCTCGCAACAGCGACAGAAGCCGTGATCAAATTCGGGCAGTCGATGATCGTTGCGGCGCAAACGCAGATGGCGGTGGGCGGAGTCAAGGCGCTCGAGGCGGCCCTCATCTCGCTCGGCAAAGCTGCTGCTGCTGCGGCGGCGGCCTTCGCGGCATACGAAATCGGCAAAGCAGCCTACAACTGGTGGCAGGCATCCCGTCAAGTCTCTGACGCCAACAAGGCGCTGCTGTACACAGTCGAGCAACTAGAGCAGCGCCTGCGCGCTCACGGAATCGTGATCGAGCGCGGCAACATGTCGCTTGAGGAGTACGCAGCACGGCTCCGTGAGGCTGCTCGTGGCATCCAGACTACCGGCCAGGCAGCCGAAAGCGGCAAGCGCGCTCATGATGCATATCGCAAGTCGGTGGAAAATGAGGCTCGCGCTCAGCGCGAGGCGGAGCAAGCGCGCCGCCGCGCAGCTCTGGCAACGAAGGAGCTTGAGGACGCACTTGTTGCGTTAGGTGCTCGCTCTCGTGAGGCCATTGAATTTCGCGAGCTGAGCAAGCAGATGGATCTGATCCATCTAGCATTCACACAAGGGAAGGTGTCCGCATATGAGTACTCGGTAGCGTTGGAGAACTTTCAGAAACGGCTTGAGCAGATGCGTGATCCGATGGCCTTCATCCGCCAGGAGTTCACGCAGTTCGGCTCGACCATTCAGTACACGGAAACGCTATTCCGTGATCTCGATGCAGTCATGCGCCGAACCATGACAGGCTCGGTGCAACAAGCAGCTGAACTCGATCGGGCGTTTGGCGAAATCGCCGCCGGCGTTGAGCAGCTGTCCTTGCGCGGCAGTGACTACTCGAAGACGCTCGAGGCCGGCATGGGGCGCACGCGCGAGTTGATCGGCGTCGCCACGCAGGAGGTGCAGCGGAAAGAGCAGGCATGGAACAGCCTGGGCAGGCAGGTCTCGACCGTTCTGACCGACATGTCGCGCGGCATCGCAGACGCGATACTGCAAGCGAAGTCGCTCGGTGACGTCTTCATCAACACCGCGAAGGAAATCGGCAAAGCAATTCTGCGCTTCGTCGTGGAGGAAGCGATCGGCGGCCTAGTAAAAGCTATCGGGCAGTTGATCCGTGGAGATCTTGCCGCTCTCGGCCGTGCATTCGACGAGCTGATCGGAAAGATGCGCGGCATCGGCGATGCGGCTCAGCAGGTCTTCGGCAGTGCAGGATCGGCAACTCGTGGTGGAGGCGGCGCCGGGGCGACTCCATCCGCTCCGTCCGCGCCGAGTGGCGGCCTGGCCGGGACGCTTACTGCAGTAGGCGCAATAGTCGACGCCATCACGAGCGTCTTCAGCTACTTCCAGGGCCGGCGCATGGAGCAGGATATTGCCCGCATTGAAGTTACTGCGCGCGGTATTTTCTCGCAAGTGATTTCGATTCAGGAGACGCTCAATACGTGGCTACCGTGGATAAAAAACTTGGCTGATCCGCTGTGGGATACGGTGCATCTGCTCACCGGCATCCACGATCTGATCGCGCAGAGTGTGCGGGGCTCCTCAGCGGCCACAAATACCCAGCGTGCCATCAATCTCACCGTGAACGTGCAGGGCACGACCACAGATGAACGCGCTCTCGCAGAGCGCGTGACGGCTACCATCGTACGAGAGCTGAGATTGCAGGGAGCGATGCTCTAATGCAACTCACGATTGCAGGTGTCGATCGCACTCGCTGGCTCGCGGCCTCCGACGGTCGCATTCGCATGGAGGCAAGCGGCCAGCGAGTCCTAGAAATGCGGCTCGAGGACATCTACCGCGGCTACCGGCCCGAGCTGGGCGATGCAGTCGAGCTGACTGATGGCAGCACGGTGCTATTCCGCGGCAATGTGTGGCGCGTGCGCGCGGAAACAAATGAGGCGCATGCGGTGACCTTCCGCGTGGAGTGCACAGACTACAATCACATTGCTGCGCGTCGCCTGGTCGTGCTTGATCAGCAGAATGTGTCGCTGCCGATCCTCCTTACCGCGATCATCAATGCTGGCCTGAGCGGCGAGGGCGTCACGCTGCACCCCGACGTGCCATCCACCGAGGTGCAGACCCGCATCGTTGCATTCTATGAAACGGTCGCAAGCGTGCTGAAGCGGATCTGCGACATCGGTGGCTGGACGTGGAGGATCGACGAGCAAAAGCGCCTCTATGTGGGGCCGTGGATCGCAACGTCTCCGCCAACATCGCTCGATGAGCTGGAGTGCATGAGATTCGAAGTGGAGCGGAGTCGCGAGCGCTATCGTAACCGGCAACTGATACGAGTGGAGGCAATCCCGCAAGGACAGTACGGTGACGAGTACATCTATCTCGAACCAGATCCGAACTATGGCTGGGGATTTCCGTCGCCGCGTCCCGAAGGAGCGTATCTGAACATCGGCACGCGGGCAACGATTAACTCGATCACGTCACTGACTGTCAACAACGTTCCGAAGACGTGGATCGCCATCACGCCAGGCGATACAATCCCTGACTCGGGATACGATTTCTTCTTCTTCCCGGGTGGATTCGGCATTTTCTGCTTGGATTACTGGCCATCGGAAGGCGACGTGGTTCACATCGTGTACGACCCGGGCATCGTTGCGGAGTGGATGACTGCCGGCGCGAAGTACAAGGTGATCGCGGTCGAGCGAACGAACGAGATCTACCGGCTGCGCGCGCGAGAGGGCGGAAGCGGCATCTGGGAGGCGATCGAGGAGATGCCGCAAGGCAGCCTGGTGTCCGCGATGCAGGCGCTGGCGGAAGCGCGGCTGAGGCAGTATGCGACCGACCAAGCGATCGTGAGAGCGCGCACGATGCGCCAGCTGTGGCCGGGCCAGCAAGTGCGCGTGACAAGCGCGCTACATGGTCTCGACCTCGACATGGTCGTGGACACGGTGGATATGAGCTGGGAGAGCGTTCCTGGCGGCGTGGTGC